TCTCGTCGTACCATTTGTTTTCATAGTATACGAACACCTTTGATTTGTACTTAATTATACAGTCACCAAACTCTTTCAGTAGACGCTCTGCGAGTAGCTTTGCACTGATTGTGTCGTTCCATTCAAAGGCTGTTTTGCCTCCCTCGAACAGGGGTATCTCGATTTTCTCGTCAAACGGTTTTTCAATGAACTTGATATCAATCCCATATGTTGATTTAACCGTTGTATCGCAGTCTTGAGTGATCCCCTCATACCACAGATCTTTCAAGATCATGAACCCGTCTTGGCAAGGGACGATGTGTTCAATTTTGAAGCCCTTGGATTCCACCAAAAAATTGACGACCGCCTCTTGAAATAACCGCTCTACTGTTTGCGACCAAAGACCCATCACACCTCTCTTGCATTCGTTCTCATTTTTCCATTTTGTGGGATCCTGTCTCAAAACATCTTTTTGAATGTGTTTGTTATGAAGGTACACTATATTCATGACAAGTTTCATTTCAGTTTCCAAGTTCTTCATATCACCAAGAAGCTCTTGTTCATTTCGGTTCATTTGGATATCATTGTCCTTCAACCATCCACTGTAAGACCCACCCATCATCAAGCATATGGGAAGACGTTTCGCAGTGTCCTTATCACAGTTGTGATGCTCCGCGATGATTGCCCGGTATTTCTTTGGGTCGTCAACATACTTTTGAAGAGTGGGAAGATCTTCGGCAATCCCATTCTTTTTTGCGATTTCAAGGACTGCTGTGGGCTGAGCATTAACCATATCAATGTCTCTATACACTCCATCACAAAGTCCATGACGAGTTGGGCGATGCATAATTGAAAGAGACAAATTATTGACTGGTTGAATCCGTCCCCATTTATGTTTTGACAGGGTGTATGCTATGGAAAATGATTTGTGTTTTTTATCGTACAAATTCCTAAACTCTTCCATCTGATTCAACTCTGTTTTAAATTGTAGGAACTTGTATCTGGATTCACCTTGGTAAGTGATTCCCATTTTTTGTTTGATAAATCCGAAGACCTTCTTGATCTCGGTAAATTCCTCCATCTTCTTTTTTGCAAAGATGGTTTTGGTGACGTCTTTGTGGAGAGTCCAATCGAACGGCTTGGGTGTTTCAATTTCGGGGTTACTCATTTTTCTGATTTTGTATAATATCTCTAAAGAAATTTCTTTATATAAATTTACGCAATAAACTTTTACAATGATTATTTCATATCTTTATTTAAATATGGCTCGAGAATGTCGTTAATGAGTTCAGGACGTACTTGAAGTATCTGATCGAGTTCTTTGCGCAATTTCAGGACATTGGGAAGAAGGTCCTTGAAAGTATGCATCTCCTCTGATGAAGCTTTGAATTTGTATTTATAATAGTACACCTTATTGGTCTGCTGCATCTCCTCCCTTTTCTCTTTGTACTGTTTACGTTTGTACTCTCTCATATAAGTACGCTTGTCAGTCTTGGGTACAACGATAGGTTCTGTCTCCATTACTTTATGTTTGTTTCTTAAAGGTTGTTTATATTATTTTATACTATTTTTTAACGATTAATACTTTGCTATGAATATGTTGACACCCAGTGGTACGATATCAAAGTCAGTTCTGTTGTTGTACTTTGACGGGATATCGTCCTCGAAGGTATACTCTTCCTCACAACCAACCATCAGTTTGAAATTGTCATCCTCGACCATCAGATCCAAGAGTACTTCCTCATCAACAAGGTCAATTAGACGATCCGTTTCCCCATTAACGGCCAAATCATACAACTCGTCCTCGGTGTATACCTTTTGATACGACCACTGTTTGCGACATTCTGGGCACTTTGCTGGGGATTGTTTTTTAATACTATTGAAACACTCTAAACAAAGACAGTGACCACAGAGTGCCACCTGTTTAACAATAGTATCAGAGTACTCTTCGAGACAAACAGGACATGTACTATTATCGAACACCATCTCGCTCTGTTTCGTTGGTTCACACACAGTTCCCAAATGAGCTTGATACAGTATCGAAGGACATATTCCCGTTATAGAATCTGACAGATGAGACCTCGCATCCTCTCTGATCTCGTCCATTGTTCCAACAAAAAAGAGGTATTTACTGTATGGGGCATTCTCAAAACAGTGTGGTGATGTTGGTTTGAATCTCCTGTTTGGTACTCTCACCTCATAGTGGACCTTATCAATTTCTTGTATATTAATATCATCCTCGTATATGTCTGCAAAATCCTTGAACCCACTATCAGACTCGAGCATATCAATGATCTGGTTCATGAGAATGTAACTTCGGATGTTGTCACTTTTGATCACAAATGGGTGTCGGAGTAGTGCTGACCTGAAAATCTCTGCTTGTATATCATAAGGAAGGTGTTTCATTACTATCCTTTTGATATTTGTTTCTAAAATATTTTGAAAGAATAAACTAATATAAACCCCCTGCACAAGTTTCCGGTGCACAAGTTTCCCAGAGTTGTTTCAATGTGTTTTTTGTAAAGAGTTCTGACATCATAATGGGTAAGGAAAAATGTAAACGGTTTTTTGAAGTCCTTACGAGGGCAAACCTGTGCAGAAAAAACATGTGCAGGGGTCCAGATTCATTTTGGAAAAATTTTTATTTTTTTTCGTAAAAATAATTTTCAAAATCCATAGGTCCCAAAACCCGGATTTGGTGCACAAGTTTGCCGCGGTGTCATTTCATCTGTTTCCTTTATCCTGAACTCAAAGCATACAAGGTGTCATACTCCCTGTGATAAATCTTTCTCTTCTTTATGGTCTTGCAAACTTGTGCAGAGACGGAGGAAACTTGTGCAGAAACGGAGGAAACTTGTGCAGAAACGGAGGAAACTTGTGCGTTGAAGGAGGAAACTTGTGCAGGACTTTTTTGGGAAACCCCCTTTAGAAAAAATAATATTGACAAATACCAAAAATGAGTTTCAGTTATGGATACAATCCCAAGGTCTCTCACCCCTATATGTTGAACAACATCCCACAGATGTCAAGTTTTAAAGATCAAATCCCGTTCTACTTCGGAGGAGCTCAAGCCCCAACTGCTCTGAATTTAGCAAGGACGCAATACAACGGTTCGAAAGGAGAGGGTTTCCACAAGGGATCACCATCTTTAACGCATCCGGGTGACATGGATTTCACTGCAAAAATTGGGACACAATCAAGGACTCATGTAGGAGATATGGCATTCACTACAAAAAAGGGTGATAAGGTCTTTCATCGCAAAGGTCACAATATTAAACTGCCTCATAGTATGCCCTTTCAAAAATAATATCTTAACATAATCTAAAAATGAGAGTCATCGTTCTTAATCAAGATAACCTTATCCCAGATGGACAAAACAACAAACTGGTTTACAAGTTCCCCAACTCAGTCCTGTTTAAGAACAATCAGATCGCGGTGAGTTCAGTGTCGATGTATTACTCTTGGTTTAACATTCAACAATCATTCTCGAACAACGTCTTCACATACACTTGGGTTTCGGGTGCAACAACAACGACATACACCGTCACCATTCCTGATGGTCTTTACGAAGTCTCGGATCTGAATCTTTATTTACAGTACACCTTCATTGCAAACGGCACCTATCTGATTGACTCTAATGGTCTAAATGCTTATTATGGTGAATTCTTACTCAACCCAACGCGATATGCAGTACAGATCAATACTTTTTTGGTTCCGACAACGTTACCTACAGGGTACTCCTATCCATCCAATTTCCCGGGAGGAGGACTTCCCACAGTATCGTTTAACCCCATCATAACGATCCCCGCCTCTCTGAATATCATTCTGGGATTCACCGCGGGTTTTGCAACACCCGACAATACGGGTAATGCGTACGTCCCACCTGCAGGACAAGACCTCATTGCTAAAAACAGTGTTGGGACGATTAGTTGCCTCAGTACTCAGGCTCCCAATGTTCAACCGAATAGTTCAATATATTTCTCTATTAGTAACATCAACAATCCCTATGCTCTCCCGTCCAGTATAATTTACGCTCTGGTTCCGACCGGTGCAGTGGGAACTCTTATTACTGAACGCCCTCCACAGTTTATGTGGAATAATTTGATTGATGGTACTTACAACGAGTTGAGGCTGCAGTTTTTAGGAACAAATCTCCAACCCATTCAAATAAACGATCCACAGATGACGATCTTATTAACGATTAAAGAGGGTACTGAGGCTGTTATAAAATAATCCTTCATTTAATTATATAACATGTTCCCAAGTGATATCACCGAGAGTTATTTAGACAAAGTATACGACGACCTTCAAAAAGAGCAGGGTAAACTCTTGCAGGATATTAAGACAGGTTGTGACGTCTCAAAGGAGAATGAAAATCAGAAGCAGTTCACTCTGATTAACACCTTGATGATAAACACCCTGAGGCTGCGCAATTTGAGAAAACGTATTAGACAGAAGGTGGATGGCTTCTAAAATTATAATATATACATTCAGTAAAATGCGACATATCCATAAAGCAGTACTTCCCTTTAGAGGATCCACTCTACGTATCTCGTCGGCCCGTCATATCATTGGAGGGGGTAACGGATCTGTTTTGTTACGAACAGGAGGTGCAGGTGGTGGGAGCAGTTATTCAAGCGTCGAGGATTATACAGAAACGACGGGAGTTGATCCTTATGCCCAAATCAATAGTATTGGCGGAGGTTTAGGAAGAAGTCGGGAAAGTGTGAATGCCAAACTTTCGAATCTTTTAGCAAAGACCAAACGAGGCAAAAAGGAAAAAAATATCACTTTCAATCTTTAGGGGCCGGATTTTTTATTTTTTTCTCTGGTTAATTTAAAACAATGAGTGGTAGCGATAAACTTATCTTTGACCTGTCCCAAGAAGTCTCAGGATCCCCGAATGTTTTTGTCAAGAAATCTTGGTTGAATATCTTGGACGACATGAATTCTAATTATAGCAGCAATCAATCGATCATTTCTACGAGTCAGCTCTCGAACAGTAATCGTTATCTCTCATATCGGGAATCGTACCTTCTCGTCCCAATGATGCTCACACTACAAACGGCTAACGGAACGTTTCAACCCGCCACAGCCGGACAGGCCGCAGATTATGCGATCGGTTTGAAGAATTGGTATGGAAGTATCGTTCACAGTTTCACATTGGATTACCAAGGAACAACGATAATTCAGCAAACGCCGTACATCAATATGTGGAATACTTTCAAACTGTTGACGTCGTTGTCATGGAACGATGTTACCACACAGGGCAGCACAATCGGTTTTTATCCAGATGATCCCCTGACATGGACGTACAATACCGTAGCACAGGCAACACCTAACGGAACGGGTGTCTGTAATAACACAACTATCCCCACCGTCCCTGTAAATCAGAATCAGGATCAGTTTAACAATTACCAGAGCGGGATTGGAAATAGCGGTTATTACACCAGAATCCAATACATCAATTTTGACCCCCAAGGTATTCCGAACAATCAGGGTAACGCGGCAACTGTCCCATATAGTGCTCTTTTACCAGTAAACAGTGCTCAACAACAATGGAAATCGTATATCTACAACAAGGTGAACAATGCTGTGGGTGGTATTCTTCAAATTTCGGTATCGGCCACAATTTATCTTAAGCATTTGCACTCATTCTTTCAGATGACCCCACTTCTAAAAGGCGTTTTTATGAAAATGACTTTGACGCTCAATAACAGTACGAGTACTATAAATATTACGGGAACCAACGTAGCCGTTCCAGTTACGACAACCGTTACACTTGTGTCAACTTCAGTTCCCGTTGGCGGTGTTTTACCGATGATGTTTACTTCTGGAACCGCTTTAAACGGAGGTGCTCAATGTGCAGCTGTCACAGGAACAGGAGCAGCTGCGGCCTATCTGATGTCGTTGCAAGTTGGTGGTAGAGCGTTATCATCAGCGGTTTCAGCCTTCCCGGGGTATCTCGCTTCTCCCTGTGCGCAGAGCGTCTATTTGTATGTACCAGCATATGATTTCAATCCGATTTATGAACAGTCATACCTTTCCAGTCCGATTAAACAGATTCAATATACCGATGTGTATCAGTATCAGGTACGTAATATTACAGGTGGCGGTGCTGGACAGTTTAACAATTTATTATCTTCAGGTATTGCGAATATTAAATCAGTGCTTATTATCCCTTTCTTCAGTGAAAGTAGTGCCGCAAACACCCAATTACCCGCAGGTATTCCCGTATATCAATCGCCTTTTGACACCGCAGGTACGGGAACAACAAGTCCTCTTTGTCTTTTGACCAACTTTAACGTTGTGATCAGCGGTCAGAACGCTATTTACAACACCCAAGTGAGAGCGTTTGAGCAGTTCAACAATCAACTGTATGGATGTAATGCCGTCAATGGAGGTATGACGGATGGCCTCACCAGTGGTCTGTTCAACTCTTTAGGATTCGAGACCAACTACTGCTACTACTACGTTGATGTGAGTAGGATGTTGCCTGTTGAGGAGAGTGTTCCGAAAAGCGTTCAAATTGTCGGAACCAATTCATCAGCAGTTGCTCTGGACTTGTTCTGTTTCATTGAGTATGGTGTTTCCGTCTCGGTTGATATTCTTACTGGCGCCCGAGTTTAAAAAATGCTTTATTTATTTATTAAAACTTCTCCACTATTTTTTTTTCTTATTATACTACAAATGCATTCCATAAAAATTGATGTCAGTCCAAAGCAACTTTCGAGATTACGAAACGGTCATAAAGTGAGAATCAAACCTGCCATGAAAGGAAAGGGATTCAACCTCATCGTAGATCCGAGTCGTATCAGCGAGATCACAAAGACTTTTAATAGAGGGAGAGGTATAGAGATAGTATTAACACCACAAGAAATCGCGACAAATCAAGAAGCTTCAACAGAAATGATGGGGCAAGGCATTTTTGGACACAAGTTTGATAAAACCCTTGAAAAACATGGACTTAAAACAGCAGCCTATAAAATTGGGGATGCTCTGAAACCAGCTGCAAAAGCAGCACTATTAGGCGGATTGGGTGCGGGGGCAACTTACCTTTCAGGTTTGGAAACCGTCGCGACAGGAGGTCTTGGTGCTGGTGCGATTCCCCTTATATATGGAACGGCGGGGTCTTTAGGAGCTCTGGGTGTTGATTACTTGGATAATCCGAGTAAATATCAAGCGCCTCCTCGACAGAGTAATGTTGGTGGTCCACAGAACAGAATAGCTCCCAAAACCTTACAAGGTGCTATAGAACAAAATGACATATTCAACCGTATGAATTCCGATTTGGGAACACAGTACGGAAAACTCTCTGAGGCGACGATCGGTAACCTTGAGGCTCAGAAACTACAGAGTGCGATGGATGCGAATAGAGTCGCAACTTTACAAAATACGTATACTGCTGGTATCGATAGCGGGTATCAACCAAAAAAACCTGTAGGAATGTATGGATTTGGACTACGTAGAGAGATGGGTAGTATTGGACGAGGGTCCTCTTTTGTGCAAAGTCAAACAATGGTCCCTCCTGCTCTTCAAAGTCAACCCTTCTCTGCCAACTTTCAATTTCAACACACTCTGCCCCCAGCGTATCAGAAGTTTAGTAGAGGTGGTGGGTTGTACAGTTAAGTTAATTTTTAATTTTTATTTTTTCTTTGGGTAGGTTAAAAGATAATGTTAACCGATGGACAACTCAAAGACCTCTCAAAGAAAATGCGATTCCCATTAGAGGGAGTGTACTTTAAGGATGAACTCCCAAGGGTATTGAAATACAACACTGCCTATATAATTAATCTCGACAATTCGTTGGACGATGAGGGCAATGAGAACGAGGGTACTCATTGGACATGTCTTCAAGTGAACAAGTACCCTTCAGGAGCCATAGAGCCCATTTTTTTTGATCCGTACGGGGCGCCACCAAGTGAAGACATCATCGCATTTGTGAAAAACAACTGTGCCAAATACTTGCCGCACACTAACAAGGACATTCAGTCATTGATGAATAACGCCTGTGGATTCTACTGCTGCGCGTTTTTGCATTACATTAATGCTTGGGAACACCGTTGTAAAGACCTCTATCAGGATGTGAACACTTTTATGTCGTATTTTGACGACCTGAATACGAGCATTGACTGGAAGAAGAATGAGTACATATTAAAGATGTTTTTTCAATCGGAAGACCCGAGCAAACGTACGGAGATTGATGTACTGTCAAATAGAATCATGGACGAGGACGAGCATCAGGGTAGGGGTGTCAACGACCTTATGAAGATCCCTGTAGATGTCAAGTATAGGAATTAATCTTTCTTGACGTACGTTGAGAGCATATTTTTTGATGATCCCATCTCAGTCATCGTATCGTCAATTTTTTTGTTCTCATTTATGGTGTGTCCGAATTTATCGGTCAAGTATGTATGACGTAATTGATTGACACCCACCTTCTTCCCATCAAAAATCTTATTGATCCGTTGGTTAAGTTTGACGTTTGTAAGTTTGTTCATGAATGTGTCAAACAGTAGGGTCTTTGTGGGGTTCACCGATATCCATTTTTTCAAAATTGAGGCTAAAGGTTTAGGGATGACCACTTCTTGTTTCCCATAGGTCTTGTGTGTTTTGTATGAGTTAAAGACCATTTTTGACCCATCCAAATAGTTGTCTTTCTCCCTGTTGATGTCCTTGATGAAAAAGTCAACGTAGTCCTTGCTTCGTCGCGGCGGAATAAAAATGGCCCCGAGGAGACTCAGAATAACGAATTGTTGAATCTCTTGAAGGTCTGACGGCTTTAAATCCTTTTTCTTGTATATGAGGTCGGTGTTACGTTTCAACTCGTCCCAGATCTCCTTAACTTGATGTGTAGAGACCCAAGACGCCTCCTGCTCGGGGGTCTTTTCTTGCTTATGTATTTCCTCGTTATACGCTTTGACGTCTTCAAGCATTGCCTCCCTGTATTTAGGAGAATCTGTAATGGTGACGAGACTACTCAGGATAGTCTTCCGTTTATTGGGTGGCATATCTTCTAAATGTTTGAGGATTTTATCAACTTGATCAAACTTTTTGAAGTCCATCTCTGTATCATCTCCGAAAACCCTCTTGTACAGGTTTTTCAAAATCGAGGCGTATGTTGTTACTGAACTGTCAGACAGGCTTGACCTCTTGGAGTGGATGTATTCTTTCAGGTTCATTCGTTTATTAATAAAAAACAAAATAATTTCAAACATAAAGTAACAATTGATTTACTCATGACCGTTCGAAGTAAAGCCAATGATTTGAAATATGGTCTCGCCCAAGAGGACGGGGTTCTCAAAATATTACAGCATAATTGGAAAGAAGAGATCAACATACAAAACACAAAGGTTAGATATAACAATGAACTGCACAAATTTGACTTCGAGAGCGATAGTGGTACTAAATGGGAACTTAAAAGCCGCCGAAACACAAAAACAAAGTACAGTACCACCATTATTCCGATGCATAAATTGATACAAACGGACAATACCTTTTATTTTGTCTTCAACTTTACCGATAAATGCTGTTATATTCAGTACGACCCCGATGTCTTTAAGACGTTCAAGACGACAATGCTTAGATGTTTCCGACAGGGAGACCATTATAACCCAATACCACACTACGAAATCCCAATAACGCTCTTAAAAGACTTGGAAGTGCCAAATTGTGATCAATAATTCAGTTAAACCTTAATAAATAGCCGTTAATTAGTAGATTAATGCTATATAAAAAATTTTTAGTTAAATGTTTAACACCATAATAGGTCATAATTATGTGATTAATGCTTAATATTGCATTTTATTTGGGTTTTTTTCAGTATTTAATCAATTATTTCCTCATTTTTTTGTTCTCATAGCCCTGAGTCGAGCCATGTGATCCTTTGCTGCCTGACTTCCTTTCGCAAACCGTTTTGGAGCGGCTTTTTTACTCTTTTTCAAACCCTTACCATCAAATGAAGTGTCCCCCTGAATACCGAGTTCTCTATTAATTTGTTGTCCCGCATACGCTCCCGCTGCTGATCCGGCCACTCCTCCAAGAGGTCCTCCGACGGTTGATCCCGCGAGACCCCCAAGAGCTGATGTTGCAGCCGGAATCACATAATGACCAACAACTTTTGCGTCCTGTTCAACGGCGGGAAGGGCTGCTGCAACACCGTTTTTTGAAGGGTTAAAGGCCTTATTAAGGGCTTGACTGATTTTATCCAATTTTCCGCCTTTAATGTGAACGATATGCATACATTCATCATCACTGTCGCTATCACTGTCTGCGTCAATGTAATGGTGATGGATACCTTTCCCAGCATACAGTCCAAGTCCGAGACCTTCTCCTCTCATCCTTTTAGCATTAAGGGTATTGACCGAAGCAGTTCCTAAATGTGATAATGTGTTCATAGGCGCCATCATTGAGTCAACTCCTTTTCCTTTTTTGGATTTTGTCATTTTACTCTTATGCAATATAACATTTTTATAGAATTCGGCTCTTTTGAATGTCTTGGGCATGAACTCGTTTTCATTCTTAATTACATAGTCGGCGAAATCCTCTAAAGTCTTGATACTCTTATGCTTCCTCTTGTAGATCTTGAATTGTGAAGAAAACGACCCCCATTTCATTTTACCAAAGTCTACTAAACCACCTCCGTCCATGTCACTCTCATCACTGTCGCTGTCACTATCACTATCACTATCACTGTCACTTTCAGACGATTGATAACAATCAGTAAAACATATTGATCCTCCCTTTATACGTCTCATATCATCAATGAGTTTTTTACTCTGCATATAATCCTTTTTATCAACGGGTTCCTTTGGATCAGTAATGTGCGACGTCAAATGATTAATCATCATCCCGAATTCTTTCATCTGCTTCTTTTTTGAAAGACCCTTACCCTGTGTGATGACGTTCACTTTAGCGCCTATATCAGTCACCGTATTGCTCAATTTACGGAGTCCAGTCATATTACCAAACAGGGACTTGGTGTCTTGTTTAACAAACTCTCGATCGGATTGGTTACCAATATTGCTGCCGTTCAGAACGGCGAGAATGAAATCCTGACAGTTGTTGTCTCTCGCGGAGTACTTAAAGAACTTTCCTCCCTGAATTTTACGAGCGTTGTCCAATATGAACTCAAGAGTGAGACCTTCCGGAATAGGCATCACCTTTTGGATTTCGGTGTTTGCAGGAATGGGTGGATCCAAGTCCATGTTAATTACTTCATTTTTTTCCAGAGAAACGATGGACCCATCATCCAACTCTATTCTCAAAAATAAATGAAACAATTGGTCGTACGGGGAATTCTTAAGATTCGCTCCAAACTGTCCACCTGATGCAAGTGATAGGATGGATGTAAGGACACTCGGGACGGGAGTACGACCAATTACCATTGATGTTATCGTTTCTGAACCCTTATTTGAAAGGATATCCCTCACCTTTGGTGGGTAGTCATCTCTGCCCTTGATCACAGCATTGACGTACCCCGAGACTTTTTTACCGACATTTTTAATGGTGTCCATAATACCCTTACCCTCTGATCCTGCCTTCTCCTTTTTAAGACGATCTCTCTTACGTTGTGCATAAAGTCGTTTTGATTCTCGTATCGCCTCAAGACGTTCTTCATCCGATTGATGCTTGACGTTCTTCTTCCTTGGTACTACGACGGCGTTTTGTTGTTCCTTCTCGTTCTTCTTGGGAGAGGGTGATTTCTTCTTTGCAGCCTTACGCTCCTTGTTGACCTCGATGTTCTTCGGCAAACGTTCTGGACGTCCTCTCTCTTTATTAACGAAAGGAGCGGAATTTGGAATGTCAACAATTGGTGTATTCTTGTGTTTTAAAACGACTTTGAAATGCTCTTCAATGATCTTTCTGTCCTGAGGAGCAAACATTTCCAGAGGTACTGGAGCGGTTTTATTAGATAATAGAATCATGTGTTCAACGGGTCTTCGTATGAGTTTTATAGATGGTTCACCTCGACGTTGTGATAGATGTCTCTCTTTTGTCAAAGGATTCACAAGAGAGTACCCTGTCACCTTTCCCGACTTTTTATCGTAAACGGGAGCGGCAAAAAATTCAGGGACGAGAATCTCATTCTCAGACATTAATGGTATTTTAACTTCGGTTTCTTTGTTTTTCTTGCGTATACCTGCATTGGGGTTTGGTGGTTTTGAAACTGTGGGTTTTTTTGAGGATCTTATTTTCGCCATGTGTTCTTTCGCTTCGATGCTTCCTTTTATAAATTTGGGCATATTTATAGAATGCGAAGATTAAAAAATTTAGATTTTATTCCTTTTTTTGTAAATTTTTAATAGAAGAGCAACGTCTACACCAATCACTCTTGCTTACCCTTTGAGATGTTGCGGTTATTTGCCTTTGCTGGTTACAATTGGAACAAATTACATCTACCTTTTTGTGTGTCCATTTCCCATGTTCATCTTTCCAATTTTCTAAATTGTTTTTATAGTATTCCTTTTTCTTTGCTAAAAGATCTTCTCCCTTCCTTTCTCTGTAATGTTTGTCAACGAGAGATTTTCTTTTTATACAGTCGGTTTCTTGTATTTCCGCGATGTATCTGTCAGTGTTTCTGCAATTTTCAGTTTGAGTTATATACCTTAAATTGCTGACGTTGTTGTTCAATGAGTTTCTATCTATGTGGTCTATAACCATACCATCGGGTCTCTCTCCAATAAAATGGGTTGCTACTAAATGGTGAAAAAGATAGTTAGTTCTTTTTTTGCATCTGTTGGTTTGAAAATATAAATAACCGGGAGCCCTGTTTAAAACAGACCCTTTCACTGTTTTGTATTCTCCATTTTTCTGCTTACGTCTTACGTTGCCGAGGTTTGATATCTCATAGTCCTCAAAACAAATTTTAAATTCTTCCATTTTATTATACCAGTAATTTATCATTTAAATGGTATTTTTACCATTCATTGCCAGAGAAGTTGGCGGGAAAGCATGTTGGGACTATACTTGTCCTTTCTCCAATCCCCCTTTATTGACGCGGAACGGGTGAGGTAATTGCTACGTCTGACTAAATCCAAATGCTTCGTAAAGTCTTCGTAGCCCATCTGTCCAAAGTGGACCCATTTGTTAGTTTTCGGATTAAATACCATGTACTTTTTCTGAGGATTCGTTGAAAGTCGGATATCGACGTTATTTCCTAAGTACTCTCGGGCCTTTCTGAATACCTTTTTGGGATTTGAATACTCTTCAATACCTTTTCCCTCGAACTTCGGTAAGTTAAAATCACCTTTAAGCACCTGTTTAAGAGCGATTTGTTTTTTCAGATTACTGGGATCTATCTGATTAATGGTCAGGGGGGTTTTGGGGCTTATACGTACACTCGGTCGTAATACAGGGTATCCCTTTCCGTCTGTAACATCAACCCATTTCTCATTCAGCCATCTCCTAAGATTCTTCGGTTTATTGTCTTTACTATAGGTACCTCCGCGCTGTTTGTATGTCTTCACTATGAACGCAGATTTAAAGGCACTTGGTTTTGTGTATATTGTATCAGCGTACTTTTTGACAGCATTATAAAGGTCTTGGTTGTCTATCGTTGGCATTTATATAATTCATATACTTTATTTCCCATCATCAACCCATCCCCTCTCCTTGGCTCGAGCGTCGTCCTCGATCACTTGTAGTCTGTCTGCTTCACAACAACACTCAATGAGATGACATGTCTTGCAGGTTGGGGGGATTTTCGGATATCCTCCAGCCCATACCCTTTCAAGATCGTCTTGCATGTCTTCGTCCACTATGAACTCCACTACCTCTTGATTGAGATTCACATTGTGCTGAGAATATATGTATTTTGTTATGCATTCTGAAAACCTGTCTGGAGTGCTTGATACCGTTTTAAGACTTTTGTATGGCTTATCACCCTTAGTATAAGTCCCACTGTATACGTATATGAACAGCATCCTGCGTTGAGTTTTATATGCTATCCTGATAGTGTATCCATCAAATGTAAACTCATAATTTGTGTTTAGATATTCCGACAGTGTATCGGGTTTTGGATCCACAGAGTCCTCACTCACCACCACAGAGTCCTCACTCACCACCACAGAGTCCTCACTCACCACCACAGAGTCCTCACTCACCACCACAGAGTCCTCACTC